GAAGGAAATCGAAGCACGCTACGTCTTGATATGTGGCGTGCTTTGCTGTTTTATTAAAACAAGTATTTATTATAAATATTTGTAAATGAGTGATGAATTCGATATAAATTTAGAAGACGCTTCTGATGAGGATAAGTTAGATGTGAATGTCAATCTAAATGAAATTCCCGAAATTGATGATTCTGAATTTCCTGAACACGTACCATTAATTCCATATGATGCACAAAAAGCAAGGGAAAAAGAAGAGGCAAGAGACCGAGCAAAGAAACTCAGAAAAGCTGCGGGGAACGTTGAGGCGATTATTGCCACCAAAGATGGAATTGTAAAGAAAGCTAGTGAACTAACATTCCAAGAACAAGAGGATGAGATTGTTCGTTGTGCTGCAAATCCAATATATTTCATTGAAACTTATCTCACAATTTTTGACCAAACACAAGGTTCTGCTGGTTTGATTGTGCCATTCAAATTATTTTACTTTCAAAAAACACTAATTAAAGCCTATCAGAGTAACAGATTTGTTATTGCCAATAAATATCGTCAGGCGGGTGTGAGTACAACTACTTGTGCATACATTGCTTGGTATATTATGTTTAATCGAAACAGAGCATGTGCTATTGTTGCCGATAAACTTGAAACCGCTACGGGTGAATTAATGAGTGATGTTGTGGAATTCATTGAAATGTGTCCTAAGTGGCTTCGACCAAAAACAGGAAAAGAGTCTGAAGAAGGACTAAAAGACACCCAAAAACTAAAGATTTATGACAATAAGTCAAGGCTTGGTGCATTTGCATCCAAATCTATTCGTGGTATGACACCAACTTTATTATTTTGGGATGAAACAGCATGGGCAGAGAAAGGTGATAAGTTTTGGACATCTGCACTTCCATCCCTTGTTACTGGTGGACGTGCAATCATGGTTAGTACACCTTCTGGACTTGATGCGGTATTCTACAAGACATTCCAAGGCGCAAGGGAATTAGATGGGGAAGGTAATCCAAAGAATAACTTCCATGCTGTTGAACTCTGGTGGTATAACGACCCAAGATACAATAAGGATTTGGTTTGGGTGAAGAATAAAAATAAAAAGGATGAAGCTAGAATTGTTGATAATGATAGGTCGCAGGAAGAACGTAGTCAGTTAGTTAAGGGTGGTTTTGAGGCAACCAATGAGTGGTTTGAGGAACAGATTAAGAACGCCAATGGTGATATGCGTAAAGTGGCACAAGAGCTTCTGTGTTCATTTTTGGGTTCTGGTGACAACTTCATTGCAGAAGAATATCTTAAACGGATTGAAGATAAAGAGGTGTTACCACCAATACGTCAAGAATATCATGACGGCAATATGTGGATTTGGGAAGACCCTGTTGAGGGTGAGAATTATATTATGGCATTGGATGCTTCTCCTGGTCATGGTGAAGATAATTCGACACTAAATATGTTGAAAACCATTGAAGTGGTTGAAGAAAAGAAAATAACCAAAAATGGTAAGACAAAGATGTTCAAAGTTAAACGACACAAAGTCGAACAGGTTGCCGAATATTATGGAAAAATAACCCCGCAACTTCTTGCAGAAATCGCATATCAATACGGTAAAGCATATAATGATGCATATTGTGTTGTTGATGTCACTGGTGGTCATGGTGTTCATACTGTTGAGAAAATGTTGGAAATCGGATATGAGAACGTCCATTACGCTGAAGTGGCTCACAAACCAACACGAGATAGATTAATGGGTTACATTAAGAAGGGTCAGAAAGTAATGCCTGACGGTGCTGTTTCAAGTGTTGACCTAATTCCAGGTTTTTTCATTGGAAACAATCGCCCATCAGTTGTTCTTGAATTGCAGAGAGCCATTCATTTAGAGGATGTTATCATTAGGTCAACAAGACTACTTAATGAGTTAAAAACATTTGTTACCGTACCTGGAAATCGTATTGCTGACCATAAACGTACTTTCCACGATGACAGTATTATGGGATTAGCAATCGGATTATTTGTGCTGAATTTTGACATGGCGAGATTCAAACAAAGTAAGGGAATTAGCGAAAAAATGTTAAACGCCATACTTACAAATAATGCTGTTAATGATATTGGCAAAAAGAAAGATATTAAGAATAAACCAATGATTTCACCTAACAGCGTAAATCCATTAAATCCATATGGTGCAAATGAATGGTTATTTCAAGGAATAAAAGATAAAAACAAAAGATAGTTTGTATTTATGAATAACTGACTTTTCAGAATTTTCTGAGTATTTATAAAAAACTATAATAAATTATAAAAAATGGCTGGCGAAAACGAAAATAAAGGGACGATATACCAACAACTTAACAAAATGTTGAATCTTGATGGCTTTGGCTTTCAAGACTCATCAGCAATTGCTCCCGTAGCAACACCACAGAAATCTAAGATTGTTATTAAAGGTAACACTCCCGAAGAAATTCATAGAAAAGGATTGGAATTGGAGCAGAAGAAATCTCTCCAAGACAAATTCTTCCGCACCACTGACAGGGGTTTCCAAAAAGCACTTCAATATGAAGCAGCCAGACTTCCTGCATATATTGATTATGAGGGTATGGAATATTACCCAATTATTAGCAGCGCATTGGATTTATTCATGGAAGAAGCCACAACAATTGGTTTGAATGGTAAAATGCTTAACATTTACTCCAATAAAGATAGAATTAAGACATTATTGGAAGAATTTTTCTATGAGATTGTAAACGTGAATGTTAACTTACCTTTTTGGGTAAGAAATACTGTAAAATATGGTGATAATTTCGTTCTTTTATATGGTGAACGCAAAAAAGGTATTACTCACGTAAAACAACTCGTGAATTATGAAATCGAGAGGTTCGAAAGGATTCAAAACGGCAAACCGTTGGTTAGATTCAAGGAAAGAATGACAGGTGACGAGTTTAATGTGTTTGAAATCGCACACTTTAGACTTCTTGGAGATGATAAGTATTTGCCTTACGGTTCGTCTGTCCTGAACAAAGTACGTAGAGTTTTCCGTCAGCTAGTTATGGCTGAAGATGCTATGCTTACCTACCGTATTATTCGTGCTGGTGAGAAAAAAGTGTTTAAAATTGATGTTGGTAACATTGATGAAGACGATATTGAGGAATACATCTACAAAGTAGCGACCACATTTAAGAAAACCGCACAAGTTCAACCAAATGATGGTCAAATCGATTACCGTTTCAATATTTTAGGGAATGACGAAGATTATTTCATCCCTGTAAGAAATTCAAATACTCAAACAGGTGTTGACACATTACCTGGCGCAACAAATCTCGACCAAATACAAGACATTGAATATCTCAGAGACAACTTATTTACAGGTCTTGGTATTCCAAAGCCATTCCTGAGTTTCCAAGATGCAAGTGGTGGTGGAAAAAACATGGCGCAATACGATATCAGGTTTGCTAAGAAAATAAATCGTATTCAACAAGCCATGATTCAAGAACTTAATAAGATGGCGATGATTCATCTTTATTTATTAGGTTATAGTGGTGAAGACCTTGGTGGTTTCCAATTAACACTTACTAATCCAAGTACTCAACAAGAATTATTGAAGTCTGAGTTATTGCGTGATAAAGCACAAACCTATACTGAGTTAACACGTGCTGAAGGCGGTATTGCAGCAATGTCACATACAGAAGCGAAACGTATGATTTTCAACTGGAGCGACAGGCAAATCGTTGATGACCTCAAGCAACAGAAGATGGAGAAAGTTGTTATGCAAGAACTTGCAGACTCACCTGTTGCAATTAAGAAAACAGGTTTATTCGCAGACATCGACAAACGATTTGGCGAACCAATTGATAATATGGCTCCAATGAGTGGCGAAACTGAAGGTGGAATGCCACCTGAAGGCGGTGAGTTGGGTGGTGGAATGCCAGAATTGGGTGCAGGCGGTGGTGACATGGGCGGTGCTCCCCCTCCAGGTGACATGGGTGGCGGTGCTCCACTTGGTGGCGGTGGCGAAATAGGTGGCACACCAATGATGGAAGGTATGAGCGAAGAAGCCTATAATAAACATATTGAAAAACTTGTTTTCGGCACAACACAAGAACCTGAAGAAAAGAAGAAGATTCGACAAAAAGAGATTATTCAAGAAAATAACGATAAAAATGATAAGTTAAATAAAGGTGCTAGTGATATGATTGCCGAAATCGAACAACTATTGGAGAATGGTGAAACTATCAACAGTAAACAAAAAATTAACGAAACGCAAGATATTGATTTTGAAGATATTGAAAACATCGAATTAGACGAATAATTCAACCCCAAATTAATATCGAGCAGGAATTAAGCATTTATAGTTAATTATAGTATTTATATTAAATCGAATCATACCATATGAAAAACGTCAACATAGGAATTGCTAATTTGATAATTTCTAACAAATTAAAGGAATCGTATTTCAATGATAACTTAATCGTTGAATCGAAGAAGGTCGCTTCTGATTTTTTTGAAGTTGTTAAAAAGTCACCTATTCTTCAGTTGGAATTCAAGGTGTATAACAATATCGAAGGTAAACATATTGAGAACGAATTGTTCGCCAAAGAATATGTTGATAATAACGTCAAATTATTTGAAGTCTATACTGTTGAAGAAATTGAAGCCGAGCATGCAAAATTAGTTGAGTTTCTTCAGGAAGATTTATTCACTGAATTAAATGAAGCCGATTATGACCTTGAAAAAGTCGGTTTATATGATGCGATTGATACGCTCATCACAGAATCATTAAAAGTTAGTGATAAAGTAGATGTTGACGAGATTCACGAGGCGTTCACATTGGTATTTAATCATATTAAAACTCCGAAACAATCATCACTTCTTGAAAGCGTGGATGCTGAACCTATTAATGAAGACGTTCTTGAAATTGCTGTTGGCAAATTCAATGAAAAATATGCTTTACTAGATGAAAATGATAGCAATTTATTAAGAACACTTATTAAGGCTGATTGGAGAGAGAAAAAGGCATTACTTGAGACCTATAAGACTGAAACTCTTGCAATATTGGAAGGTGTTGATGACTATCAAGACCGCATTACCAAAGCTGTTGAGAAAATCAAGGAAATGGTTTATAATAAGAAAGACGTTGATGACAATATCATCGGACTCCATGAATTCAAAAAGGAATTACTTTAACCCAAACTCGCATTAAAACCATCAAATGGAACAACAGGATTCCCTGCTGCATCTATTGCCATATTAAGATGTCTGTATCCAAAATTTTCATATAAACTTTTGAAAATCCTATATACATATTTTATCCCCTCATTCTCATAGGAATTACCCTCGCCTTTTGCTGACGCAATTGCTGCTGAATATGAAGACGACTTTACGAATCCAGGTCCTCTATTATATCCAAACAATGTACAACTAGCCAAACCATCACATCGTGTTGAAATCCATTTCATAAATGCAAATTGTGCTTTAATCATTAT